TATATATATGAAATTTGAAATTAAAAGACCTGACTTTGCAGAGATTGAAATCTCCTCAAATGGTAATTTACTTAAAGGAAAAATATATAATTCTCTAAATCTTCCTATTTCAAAATATACTAAATTGAGAGCATTAGTGGACAAAATGCAAAAAGAAACAGAGACAGAAAAGATTGTAAATTATATGATTGATATACTCGCACTTTGCATAGAAGGAATTACAAAAGAAGATATTGAAAAAAATATAATAATGTCTGATATGTATGAAATTGTCAAATATATATTTCAGGCAGAAGTTGAAAAAAAAACAAATGGCACTATTTCATAGTAGCAAAACTTTTGCGAAATGGATTAGTGCGGAGCTGGGAAGAGGCAGAGGCATTGCCTATGAGTGAAATCTTTGCAAGATTAGAAGCATTAGAAAGCGTTCAAGCAGAAGAAACATTGTATATGATGTTAGGTGCACAAGGGAACGCAGAAGCAATGAAAGAATTGCAAGCAAAAGTAGAGAGAGCAATTCCTATTGAATTTTCAAAAGATGATTGGGATAAGTTGCCAGAAAAATTATAATATATATATATAATATGGCTATTACTATAGGCGAGGGAATATTAAAGGTTAGGGCAGACACAACAGAACTTCAGAAAGAAGTTAATAGTATTTCTGCTGCATTTTCAAATCTCAAAAGTATCCTTGCTGGTTTAGGCATTTCCTTGATTTTCAAAGAGATAACACAAGCAGTGAAGGAAAGTGTTTTCTATCTTGATGAGATGGCAAAGGGTGCAAAGAAATTGGGAATGTCAGTAGAAGAATATTCTCGGATGGCTTATGTTGCAAATCTTGCAGGAACAAGCATTGACAATTTCAGAATGTCTTGGCGAATGCTTTCAAATGCAATCACAGAAGCAGCTGCAGGCAACGAAGAAACAAAAAAAATATTTCAGGAGCTAGGCGTCTCAATCACAAATGCAGATGGCAGCGTAAGAAATATAAATGAAGTTTTCAAAGATTTTGTCAATGCACTTTCAAAAGTAGAAAATAATACATTAAGAACAAATCTTGCAGTAAAATTTCTGGGCCGTGGTGCAATTGAATTAATGCCCTTCATCAATCAAGGTGCAGAAGCGTTTGAAAAATTAGAGCGAAGAGCAGACGAGTTAGGAATTACAATTGACAGCAGGACAGCTGCAAGTGCAGAAAGATTAAAAGACCACTTGACAACCTTACATCTTATAATGAAAAATCAAGTGAATTCTTCATTAGTAGAGGTAATTAATAGATTTTATGGAACGGCAGATGCAATGGAAAGATTTGAAAATGATATGTCAAAATATATCAAAAACACAACGCAGGGCTGGGTAGAAGAAGCAGAAGCAGTGTTAATAGTATCAAAATATATATTAGGACTGCTAAATATACTAAAGGATTTTTACACAGGGCAAGGATATAAAATATTACAAGATATACAGCAATTATTTGGAAAGGAAACTAAAGAAATAAAAGTGCCAAAAATTCCTCTTGCGGATTTTTCAAAAATTTCAGATGAAGAAAAAGCAATTCTTAAAAGCATAGAAGGGCAAAAAATCAATGAAGCAGAAATTTTGAAACTGCTTGGAGAACACAAAGAACAAAAAGAAAAAATCAAAAAAATAGAAGATGAGATTATTACTGCACAAGGAAAAAATATTACTGAACAAATGGAATTGTCAGAATTAATGAGAGAAAAAATTGCACCTGCCTTAAAGGAAGTATATGAAAAAATTGGAATGAAGGGGATTAAATTAATTACACCAACTACATTATCAGAAGCGGAAGCATATTTCAATTATTTACGAGCAAAAATCAGAGAGTTTGATGAAACAATAATTGGTGAACATAAAAAAAGTTTTTCTGAATTGGCGGAGCGAGCTAGTATATATAATATATATAATCAACAGATATTGCCACTTATCCAGCAGGCTGAAAAATTGAAAATATCACTGCCCGAAGCGTTGAAAGTCCCACCTGGTTCAAAAGAGGAATTACAAGAAATATTGAAAATAATTCAAGAGATGGGCTTGGTAACAAAAATTCAAAACGCATATTGGGAAGAATGGGCAAAAAAATTTCAGCAAATGGGGCAGGCGTTTGGCTCAACGGGAGAAATAATTGCGAGTATATATGAAATGACAGGTGAGAATTCAAGATCGCTTTTCAAATTTTTGCAAGTATTAAGGGCAGCAGAAATGCTTATGAATGGACTTGCCTCAATTGCACAAGCAGCAGCACAGGGGGGGATCTATGGCTTTGCAATTGGACTGGCTATATTTGCAAAAATACTTGCTTTCATTGCACAACTAAAATCAATCACTGCACCTGACAAGCCCAAAGTGGTTTATCCGCGTGCAGAACAAGGAGCGATTGTAAAAAAAGAAATGTTGGTGAATGTTGCAGAATATAACAAGCCAGAAGCGATTATTCCTTTGGACAAATATGAAAAATATTTTTCTAATCAGAAAATTGAAATTAGAGTAGATGTGAGCAATAGAGCAGAATTTCTGCGTTCACTTGCTTTTGAAATTCAAAGAATACAAAAAAGGGAAATGATATGACAATGACTATATATCCTCGCCCGATGATTTACTATTTCGACGGCACTTCATATATCACATTGAGATTTCCCGACAAAACCGCATATCAATTCTCAATAGAAGAGCAAGCAAAAGCAATATACAACGAAACATTAGATGGCAATTTAGAAATGGATTATTTGGGCGATATATATATTATAAAATTTCAAATAACAGGAATAAATGAATTTTCAAATGATTGGTTTAATTGGTATTCATTTATAGACTTGATTAGGAAAGGAACATTATTTGATTTTTATCCTGCTTTTGAACCGCCATCAGGATACAACAGACCTTTTAATTATCATAAAGCATATTTATCTTGCGTCATAAAAAATCCAAAGCACGAGAATGCAAGGTATGAAAATATTTCTGGAAGATGGAGTGTATATGTTGAAGCACAAACAGGAACAGGCAATTATATTGATTAGGAATGCTAATTATTTTATTTTATATATATATTATAATAGGAGGAACATATGACAGCTCAAGATGGCGTAACACCGCTGAATGCGGCTAATGTAATTCACAAAACATCGGATGATACAAAAGATAATTCTATTATCTTTTATACTTACCCTGGCTCTATATTTCAAGTTTATGATGCAAATATACAAGTGTCTAATTTATACAGAAACCCATCAGCATATTATTCACAAATAGAGGTGCTTACTGGAAATTATATGATTGCGCCCTACTATATCTCTTACTACAGAAATTCAGGAACGACTTTCCCCTCATTATATGAAATCATCCCCTACTCCCTCACTTTGCGGATGAGTCCTAATTCAATTACTTTGACAACATCAAGTTCTTACAATATTACCTCTCCTGTGATTTTCCAATTTGCGGACAATACAATGAAAATGAGAGCGTGTGGTATTGAAATTATAAAAAGCAGTGACACGCCCAATAGTTTTGTATTCAGCGGTTATGTTACAGTTGTCACATAAAGAATATATATAATAATTAAGGAGGATATATGATAATATATATACATAATAATTATTGCAAAATCAAATGTGGAAATTGCAAAGAAGAGTTTCAAAAAAATTATAGTGATTTAAAAATCGGTGAGTATGTAGAAGGTGCATATCAAGATAATATGAATGTGATTGCTGTTGATTGCCCAAATTGTCCTTCCCGAATTTTTATTTTTTGCTGGCAGGAAAATTTAAGACTTGACAATATGGCAGTTGCAGAAGTGTTTAATCGTGTGAAAGATGTGGGAACGATTGATACTCACTTCACAAAAACACAAGTGGAAAATTTTCTCTCATCAATTGAAAAATTATCAAGCTGGAAAACTCTTCCCTTTGACCTCACAGGGCAAATTGGAAAAATATATTATGATGTTGCGATCAAATATTATGGAACAGAAAAATTGAAAGAATGGGCAAATATGGGAATAAGATTTTACGGAACAAAAGAAGAAGTATTACAAATATATAATGCATTAGGAATAGATAATAGAAGAAAAGATATATTAATGAAGATGTATTAGATATGCAATATGCAAGCACTAATTTCAAACAAAAATTAGGATTAAAAAGCAGGCAAGGAAGTTTTGAACTTACAATAGAAGATATTCCTTATATTTTTAAATTGGGAATTGGTTTTTCTGTAATTGTAAATACAGCACATATAGTCAAATTTGGTGAGGGATTTAAATTTGGAGATTGGAATTCTTATGAGGGGAGGGAGTTGCGATTTGGAGATTTGGTTTCAGAAAATTATATAATTGGAAAAATTTCAAATATATATGATATATCAGATATTATGTGGGAAGTAACTAATGAAATGAGATGTCCTGCGAATATTCCTGTTCTGGAACTTGAAATAATTTTGGATGAGTATTTCCCCTCTTTCCCCTCACAAGATAATATGATTGGCAAATATGCAGAGCTGAAATATGGCATAGGACATTTAATGGGAGACGACATAATAATATTTGCAGGATATATACTTGAATGGAAATTAAGTGATAATGGGAAAAAAATTAATTTCTCAATTGAACATCCTCTCTCACATATAAGAGATAATATCTTTGGCAAGCCATCAAGCATTCTCACAAGCAATATAACTGCAGCTTCAACCTCTCTCACAATTGAGGATGCATCTGACTTTCCCTCATCGGGCTATGTGAAAATTGACAATGAATTAATTAAGTATACTGGAAAAAGTAGCAATCAATTGACTGGACTTACAAGGGGAGCATATGACACAACAGCAACTACCCACAGCGGAAAGTCAAGTAATACTTCGGGTGCAAAAGTAATATTTGTGAAAGTATATAATGCAGGCGAGACACTAATAAATGTATTATTGCATATACTCTGCTCAACAGGGAAGGGGACAAATGGATCATATGACATCCTTCCTGAAGGCTGTGGGCTTGCTATCTCGCAGGACTTCATTGATTTTGATAGCTTCACAAATTATTCTCATCCTGCATTGAATTATTATAATAATAGATATGGCACAAGTATTTCTGTAAATGAATTATTTCAATTGTGCTTCTGGGAAGAGAAAAATGCGAGTGAGATAATTAATAGTATATTATATATATTATCTGGCTTTCTTATTTTGGACAATGATTGCAAAATAAAATTAATATCTGACGATTATCAAACGAGCGGAAATAATTTTTACCTCTCACAATGTAATAAAGAATATAAGTATAATGAGTGGGAAGCAATTAACAAAATTGAAATGTTATGGCAAATATACACACAAGGTGATTGGAAAATGTTATCATCAAGGTGGATTGATTATGGCGATAAAACATCATCACGAAGTATTACAATATATATACCGATAATAAAAAAATTTACGCAGCCTACTGGCAAGCCTGGTGACCCTGACAGTGATCCCGAAAGCAAAATAGATGTAAATTATTGGTATATAAGATATGCTAATTGGTGGAATTATAATGAGTATAAAAATAAGAAAAAAATTCTCTCAACATTTCACACTTGGAGACAAATTCTTTTTGAATGTGGCGATTGGACAACTATAACGGATATGGATAATGTAAAAAGAAAAATAATTGGCAGAAAAGTAAATCTTAAAAATATGTCAATTGAATTAAAACATAAGGAAAGGAGTTTTCATTGATGGACAATGGCTGGGAAAAATATCAAATGTTGGTTCTTAAAGAGCTTAAAGATTTTGAAAATAAAATAAATAGCATTGACGATAAAATTGAAAAAATGCTAATTGTAATTGAGAGATTAAAAATAAAAACTTCACTTTTAGCGGGTTTCTTTGGTATAATCGGCGGTGCGATTGCAATTATTATACAATATATACTAAAAAAATTATGATAATATATATATGGAAAAAATTATAATAGAATATACAGATAATTTCAATTGCAGATATGAAAATTACAAGGGATATTATT